ATAATCCTAATTTAACAGCTCCTGTCGCTTGGTACAGAATGGGAGACTAAAATAAAAATATGAGTACAAGTTTTTTAAGTCCGGGCTGGCGAATGCCAACAAACAAGAATCAGAGTAAGCAAGCTAATTATAGTTTAGAGGCCTTGTCTCAAGGTGATTTTGTAACTGTTGAAGATTTTCCATTTGGAAGCTCACAAAGTTTTACAATTAGTTTTTGGGTTTATGGTGCGGATTTAGTAAACACATCTCTTACAAAGTCTTTTATTGGTACAGAGTATTACTCACCTAGCTCTCCTTCTACTCAGTTTGGTTTTGCTTTAAATTTCAATAGTGGTAAAATTCAATTTTACTCTTCACCAATAAATGGTAGTAGAATTAATAATTTTTACACTGCAAATAATGTATTAATAGAGAATGCATGGAATCATATTATATTGAGGTACAATTACGGGACTGATTATAGGATTTACCATAATAACACTTTAAAAGCAGTTTACGATTCTAATTGGTCTGGTTTTGCGCAAGCAGATGTAGAGGTTCAATACAATACTCAAACCCTATGGATGTATAGAGGATATTATACGACTTACAATTTAATCGGTAAAATGGCAGAATTTAATTGTTTTGGATATGCTCTTACAGATACAGCTACATCAGCTGGACAAACACCAACTGGACAAGTAGCAGCTATTTATGGAGATGGTTCTTCTTTGCCTAATCCAATGGCTTTTGCAAGTCCACCTACCGCTTATTATCCTTTAGGTACATCTGCTTGGAACGGACAGTATTTAGCAGAAAACAATGCAATTGGAGATTATGTTTTTGATTTTAGTAGTGATGTTATTGACACTAATTCTTTAGGCATATCAGGAGCAAATGCAAGAACTATTTCCTGTTGGTTTAATGCAGATAATACAAGTGATCAAAACATAATTGGTTTTGGGGCAGCGAGTTCAGGAAATAATTTCACAATAGCCATTTATAACAATAATATATTTGCTCACACTTGGAATACTAGTGGTGCTGGTGGAGATTTATCTGGAAGTGCTGTTACTGCAAGTAAGTGGCATTTGGCAGTAATGACATATGACGGTAGTAATTTAAAAATATCTTTAGATGGTGGAACTTACGCTACAACATCAGCAAGTTTAAACACTACTAATAGTGTTTTTAAAATAGGTTCTTCTTACTATACTGCTTGGAATAATTTTAGCGGTAAGATTTCTAATACAAAAGTTTGGAACACCGATTTATCTCAGGCAGAAGTAACAACTCTTTATAACTACGGCTCACCAATACAAACTTTAGCTAATATACCTCAAAGCTCTAATTTAAAAGCTTGGTATAAACTCGATGCAAGTGAGGTTTACAATAGTACAACTACAGAGTGGGAAGTTAATCAAGCTCAAGCACCGTATCAAAACTCTGTATTTTGTCCTAATGTCAGCGGACAAACTGTAACTGATTATTTGCAAGTTTCTAATTACTCTGGAACAACTGGAAAAACTGCCGCTTCTTGGTCCTTTTGGTACAACACTTTAGAAGCTAATAATCAAGGTGGGTGGCTAAGTGGAGGCTCAGCTGAGTTTAAAAGAAATAACTCGGGTCAGCAGCCAGGTATGGAATTCACTCTATATACTGATGTTGCGGGAGTTGATAAAACGTGGAGTACCTATTTTGCTATGCCGTATGGCAATTGGTACATTCAAGCTCCTGAATCTGAAGTTCTTAATAAATGGATAAACGTTGTGTTAACATATGATCAAAGCGCTGCTCCAGAATTTGGAACTGAATCTGGCTCTATAATACTTTATGTAAATGGAGTAAAACAAGCTACTTCATCAGGCACTTCAGGTGGAGTAACAAATCCTGGGTATTCTGAGTTTCCAGCTGAAGGAACAATTAGAACAGGTAACTTAATTTTTGGTGGTGGTGATTATTACTCTAGACACGTGAGCGCATCATTATCCAATTATGCGACTTGGGACAAAGCTTTAACACAAGCTGAAATAAATGAAATAGTTAATGGTGGTCAGCCAAAAAACTTAAGCACACACTCAGCTTCTTCAAATTTAATTAGTTGGTGGAAATTAAACAATCTTACTACAGGCTTAGTTGATACTATAGGTGGTTATAATGCTTCAATAGTTGGTTCTAATAGCTATACTAACGCAGGGTCGGTATCTCAATTAAACGGCACAAGCTCAGGAATGAATCAAGCAAGCCTTGTTCAAAGCGATTTATTAACAACTACAGGCTATAGTCCATATGCATTACAATTCGATGGATTATCAGATAAAATAGATTGTGGTGTTTCTCCATTTGACGAAACAACTGGTGATATTACTATATCTGCTTGGGTTAAAAGAACAGCTGCAGCAGCTACATACGCACCTATAGTATCAGCAACTCAAGGTGTTGGTGGTGCTAATACTCAGTTTTCGTTTCAGTTTTATGGCAATTCATTAAGTCTCTTTTGGAAAGGCTTATCTGGTTTAAATAACGAAGTTGTACCTACTTCAGCTTTTACTGTTGCAAACGATGTTTGGTATTTAATAAATTTTGTTAGAACTGGAACAACTGGTAGATTTTATGTTAATGGAAATTTCATTCACCTATCCACTAAGACTTATGACGATTTTATTTCTACTGGTACACCAAATTTAAGTATAGGCGCTTGGTGGTTTTCAAGCAATGCAAGCGTTACTGGAAGTATATCAAATGTTGCTTTATGGAATACTAGTCTTAGTGCTTTGGAATTAAGGGAAGTTTATAACGAAGGTCGTCCTTCTAATTTAAATAACTTTTCTGGAACAGCTCCTATACATTGGTGGCAGCTAGGAAGCAATAGCTCTTTTACTGGTAACTGGATATGCGCAGATGAAAAAGGTAGTAACAATGGAAATTCTGCAAATATGGGTGTAGACGCTTTAACAAACGGTGTAGGTACAACAGCTAATGGAGTATCTAGCGGAATGGGAGTTGGAGCTTTAATTGGAGATGCACCATATAGTACAGCAAATGCAATAAGTTCAAATATGAGTGTATTAGCAAAAGGAACTGATCCAGCTGATATACCTTCGTAAAAAAATACTAAAACAAGTAAATATATAAATAACAACAAGATAACAAATAATAATTAAACAATGGCAACAATTTATGCAGTAATTAACCTGTCTGATACAAACGCTGTTTTGTTCAGTCAAGTAAATCAATCGTCAGCACAGACTATGACGAGAAACATAGCTAATACCCAAGGTATATTATCTTACTCTGTTGAGCCTAGTTTTATTACTAATGGTTCACTAGTACCTGTAAGTATACTAAATCACACGGAAGTATTAGCACTTTTACAAACTCCTGAATGGCGAGCTCCAGATCCTGAGTAAAAAACAATCAAATCAAATCAAATAAAATGAAAATTAAAGAAGAAGAATTATTATTAATTCAAGAACAACAAAAGCAATTAAGCGAACTTATAAATAACATAGGTATACTAGAAACTCAAAAACATGGTTTACTACATGATATAGCTGGTGTTAATAAAGAGATCGAAGACTATAAAGAAGTTCTTGAAGCAGAGTACGGTGCTATTAACATTAGTGTTGAAGATGGTACTTACACTGAAATAGAAACTGATGTCGAAGGTAATAAGGAAGATTAGTATAGGCTCTGACTACAAGAATGAAGCAATGCATTATTCTATTGGTCAAGAGGTTTATGGTGGTCATATTATTGAAGATATACTTTACAAAGAAGAAGATCAATCATATAATATTTTTATAACTAAAAATAATGAAGTTCTTCCTTGGAAAAAGTTTAATCGCAATATGGCAATTTCCTTAGAATACGACTTGAAATATTAATGAAAAGTCTATATAGTTTTATTGTTAAACCTTTAAATGAAAGGTATGACAATATTAAAAAAGTTGGTGATAAAGAATTAATCATTAACTCAAGTATAGAAAATCATATTTTTGTAAGTAAAAAAGCAGTTGTAGTTTCGACTCCAGCTGCTTATACTACAGAAATAAAAGTTGGTGACGAAGTTTATATTCACCACAATATATTTAGAAGATGGTATGATCAGAAAGGAAGAGAAAGAAACAGTTCAACTTATTTTAAAGATGATATGTGTTTTTGCTCTCCTGAACAGATCTACATGTATAATTCAATACCACATTTAGATTATTGCTTCGTAAAACCAATTTTAAACAACCATTTTCTAGAGAATAGAAAAGAAGAACCTAATGTTGGTATAATAAAATATACTAATAAGACCTTAGAAGCGCTAGGAATAACTCCTGGAACACTTATTACGTTTACCCCAAGCTCTGAATTTGAGTTTATTATAGATGGTGAACGACTTTATTGTATGAAATCTAATGATATAGCTTTAACTCATGAATACCAAGGAGACGAAACAGAAAATAATCCAAGCTGGGCATAAGGCTATTGAGGAACTTATTAAAGTAGCAAAAGAAAAGATTGTTGACTCAGACGACGATGTAAGCGCTGACAGATTAAAAAATGCTGCTGCTACTAAGAAATTAGCTATTATGGATGCTTTTGAAATATTAAATAAGATCCAAACAGAAGAGGATTTATTAAATCAAAAACCAAAAGAAGTTAAAGAAGAAAAATCTTTTAAGGGTTTTGCGGAAGGAAGAAGTAAATGAGTTACAAGCAGACTCTATGGAAAGAGGTTAAGGATTTAATTAATCCTAAGATATTAAAGAAACAAAATCGTTTCAAAAAATGGGAGTATGGTTATAACTCTGATTATGATTTTATAGTAATAAGTAAAACTGGACAGATTGGACAAATCATTGAAATACAAAATCTCAGGATTGCTTTACCGGCAACAAATGAACCGTTTAAACGAAGCGAAAACAAAGAAGAGCAGTATTGGCAGAAAGCCGAATATCCAAAAGAATTAAGCAAACTAAAAAGCATATTTGATTGGGAAGGTTACAATACAGAGTTCAAAGAAGAGTGGTATGATTACATTGATAAAGAATTTACTAGAAGAGAGCAAGGGTTTTGGTTTTATAACAAAGGCATTCCTACTTACATTACTGGCACTCATTACATGTACTTGCAATGGTCAAAGATTGATGTTGGAGCAGCAGACTATAGAGAAGCAAATAGATTATTCTATATATTCTGGGAAGCATGTAAAGCGGACACTAGGTGTTATGGAATGTGCTATCTTAAAAACAGACGATCTGGATTTTCATTCATGTCTTCTGCAGAGCTCGTTAACCAAGCAACAATATCGTCAGATGCAAGATTTGGTATATTATCTAAATCAGGAGCTGATGCCAAGAAAATGTTTACAGACAAAGTGGTTCCGATATCTATCAATTATCCATTTTTCTTCAAACCGATTCAAGACGGTATGGATCGTCCCAAGACAGAACTAGCTTATAGAGTACCAGCTA